ACTGTCTTTCCTGACTCCATCATTATGTCATAGTCATATGTGTTATGGAACTTCCCCCCTATAACTTTCTGGGCAGCGATCTCTCCAAGAAACGCGGTGAGGTTGCGTTCTCCTTCCATCATACTGCCCTTTAGCTGCCCCATGTCGGCAGCTTTTTTCTTTGCTTCTTCTAGCATGGTATCTGTTACAGGTACTTCAATCATGTAATAGTCTCATTTCTTTAAAGTTAAGTTTTTCTTTGATTCACTCATCTGCTTTATTGATTCTGGAGTATGTTTTTTTCCATAAAACGGATTATTTTTACCCGACATATCTCGTCTTGGTTTCTTAACGTATGTTTTTTTATGCCATTCTTTCTTTTTGTTTTTTATTCTTTCTTTGTTTTTTTCTTCCCACTCTTTTGCTACTTTTTGTTTATGTGCTAATTTTAATGGATCACTTTTATCTTTCCAATACTTTTCAGCATCATACTTTTTTCTTTTTTCTTTTCTTTCTTCTGCAGTCCCGTATATAGCTATTAGTAAGGGGCCACAATAATGACAACTATACTGACGACAGTAACATTTATGCTTAGGTTTTTTTCTATTCTTCCTTTGTATTGCAGCAAGTCTATCTCTTTCTTCTTGTGGTAACAAAGCTCTAGGATAAGCGACAGTTGCCTGTGGGCATTTCTTTTTTATCTGATAGAAAGTTAGTCCTTGCTCCATGAAGTCTTTACATAATTTTTTCCTATTAGCATAATGTTTCTTTTGATAACCAGGACGTTTTTTTCCTAAAGAAATTCCGCCCTTCCACCTAGGGTTCTTTTTTAATTTCAAGGCTCCTACTGCCCTTGCAGTCCATTTTACATTGTAGTACCTGTCCCAACATAATTTTCCTTTTTTCTTCCGATTAGTAAGAAGTTTAACTTCAAGCTCAACCATAGACTCGTCTGTACCGTACGCAAGTATACGTCTACGTACACCTTTAGGAATATTGTTTTTAGTAAAGCTACCCCATACAGTTGATGAATGTGTATATGAATCTTCTGGTGTACCTTTATGTTTACCTAAATAATATTTTTTATTTGGCGAGTCATACCATAAATATATAAATGCAGTGTCTTTAAATAGATCCAGTTGCACTAGGTAAGATCCACAATCTCACAGACATCACCACTACAGGCTAGTGTCTGCATACCGACGGTGTTATCTTCCTGCTCATACGAAGATAACTTTTCCCAATCAATCTGTTTAGGGAAATCTTTTAGTAACGCTTTGTACTCATCTCTATTACAATCCTGATATGGGGCTTGCTGATAGGTATGGTCTGAGTGTGGCAGAAAAGACACACCACTCATTTCATCAAAGTTCTTATATACAAATGCACCTACGTCCATCCATTCATCGTCTTTGACTGTAATGGTTACTGAAGGTTTGTGTTCACACCAGTGTCTCTGGTATATAAGCCACATCTCTAGCTGCTCGATGGCTGTCATATCATTACGGGTTACTGCGTTCTTTGGTGACGCAATAGGAAATGTAAACACAGTTGTCGTATCTGGTTTCATAACGCATGGTTCTGCAGGTATTCCCTGGTCAACCATAAACTTAGTAATAGGATCTTTGTTATCACCGCGTACAGTTCTGTGGTAGTATTGGCTGTGTCGAGCGTGAATACCACTTGCACTATCTACGAGTTGTGACACTGTTCCACTAGGCTTAACGCACGTAATAGATGTTGACTGTTGAACACCAAGACGTTTGGCCCATTCTTTATTTGTCTCAATGGCGACGTGACGGAGGTGATCTAGTGTTTGTGATAGACCTTTGTTCTTAGCGGTAAGTAATGGGTTGTCCATTATGCCTGTCAGAGATACGCCCAACAGTCTTTCTTCTTCTGTGTTGTTCTGCCAGACTTTACGCAAGTATGGAAACTTAGTCAGAGTAGATTGTAATGTGCCAATGATTGTAGCTAATCTAACTTTATTAGATAGGCTTTTTATATCGTCGGTAGCTCGTACTACTACCTCACTTAAATTACAGAATTGATATGGGCGTAAGATTATCTCGCTGCATGGGTTAGTTCCAAACTCCCATTCTGAATTACGTCTACCATTCTTGTCTGCTTGTTTTTTACTAGCTTGCCTATTAAAGATACCTCTCTCGCCACTCTTAGATTCAACTAATGCTGTCCACTCACGCAAGAATGTTTCCATATCTGGTTTCTCTGTATAGCTAACTGAGTTATTAGACAAAGCTCGATGCCCTGCATTTTCCCACCAATTACCTGACTTAGCGTGCCTCATACGGTCATCGCTTAAATTAGACAAAGAGATCATTGCACTACGTCTGACTCCTCCGCTAACAACAATCTCTCCTACCTTACACATAATATCGTGGCACTCCAGGCTAGACAGTCTGCGGTTCTGTGCGCCTTTGAAGGTAGCAATACAAAAGTTAAACAAGTCTACAAGTGGGGCAGGACCAGATGCTCTGCCGCCAAATGTTTTGAGCTTTGCACCTGCTGGTCTAACTAAAGACATATTCCACTTAGGTATTTCACCTGCCCATAGGAGGGCTAAGACCTGTCTGAAAGCTTTAGCCCAACCTTCTTTGCTATCCTTAACTATAATAGTTGTATCGCTATCAAACATCGTTGGTACTTCAGGTAGTTTAGATACAAACTGACGCTCAACAGAAAACCCGACACCAGTACCACACAGAAGTATAAACATAGCTTCATCAAAAGATTTAGGGTCATCCACTGGTAGGTAGCTGCAATTATACCCTGCTGTATTGTCTCTATCTAGTGCAGGACCTGCAGTCATCATAGCTCTCATAGACGGCATTACTTGTAGTGATATGATAGCATCATACAATTCTTTTCTTGTGTCTGTATCTAGGCCATCTATTTTTCTTAACTCAATAATATAACGTGATACAGTTTCATGCCAACTCTCGCGGCGACCTTCAGTGTCTAACCATCGGGCGTAACGTGATTTGTGAATAAATGATTGATAGTCTGTTGGTAGATAATTACCGTCCATAGTCTTTCCCTTTTACTTTAATTTTTTCTATTTCTACATCGTCGATGTCATGCAGTGCATTAGATACTACATCCTCAACGTCTTCTTCATGGGCATCATCTACCAAAGATAATATATTCCCATCTTCATCTACTTTCATAGTGAACGATACATGAAAAGATTTAAAGCTCATCTGCACCATTAATCTGATTAATACGCATCTCAGCGTAGCGTATTACTTTATTGAGATCCGTTATCTCACTTTCTTTTTGGTCCATGCCATCGTATAGTTTATGTCCTGCTCGACTAGCATATTTAACTATATTACCGCGCCAGAACTCAAAGCCATTCATCATAGTATAGGTGATAGGTTCTATCTTCCATCGAGCGTAATGCTCTGGCTTATGTATTAGTTCGTCACTCATGCGTTGCCTTTCGTTTTAGTTAGAGGTCCAAACTTAATTACATTGCCCTCCTTTGTTTCTATTTCTACTTCAGGCAAACCGTTGGCTTCTTCGTATGCGTCTTCTTCAAAGAGCTTAATCATTTCATCCCGTCGCTCTTCTACAATCTCCATGATGTCAGGAAACTCGTGCGCTATATCTAGGAAGGCACTCAAGAATGTAGCACACTTAATTAGCTCCGCTAATACTTTTCGGTCTATCTTTTCTTCTGGACCCATAGCTAATCCTGTAGATATGAGACCACTCCATGTACCATCTTTATCAAACCTTATGGGTCGCAATATCAAGGCTACCTCATCGTCTGCTAGTTTATATGCCATTAAATATCCTTACGTTTTGTTTTTAATTTTATCACAGTGTCTTTAGTGTAGCTACCCTTTTCTAATAGCCACTCCAAAGGAATAACTCTGTGCGCCCACTTGAATCCATGCTTCTCGCACCACCCACAATACCGCGTCTTAGAACCCTTGTAGAGTTTAGCTTGTGCGTTACTGAATACTAACCGTATATCTAACTCAGGATGTTGTTCCCTAATAGCTATATGCTTACGGCGATCTTCATTATCGAACAACCCCTTAGATTCTATAAAGATACCATTGTCTAATTGAAAGTCAGGCGTATACGTTCTGTATCGCAAGTCTTCCCATTGGATCTTTAGTAGTTCGTATCTAACTTCTTTTTGGTGATGTTTTAAATAGTCAGCAACTTGTTCTTCTAAACCACTACGATAGCGTCTTGAATTGTGCCGACGTTTTGTATTAGTCTTTTTTGCCATCAGATAGGGAAGCCTTTAATTCATCTACTTTAACCCTACCTATTGCATTGACACATTGTAACATATGACCGACTACATTTGATGTAGTTGTATTAACTTTTAGAACTTCAATTAATTCTTTCTGCTCATCAGTCATGTTATCTGTGTCGTAGTCTGTTCCTTCGATTGTCATCTTAACCATTATACTGCCTCATTTTTGTTGTTATTTAGGATCTCTGATGGATCATATTTTTTTATTAGTTTCCAATAAGTAAGTAGACTGTTGAACATAGCTAAGTGGTGGTCGTGTGTTTTATTATTCCACTTATGTACTGCTATGAGTTCAGGATCTTCTCTGTCTACAAATATAGAAACTCTTTCTGGTTCTTTGTAATTACATCCTTCAGCGTATGCCGAAAGTTGCATCCCATGATCGTCGAAAACTAACTTGGATGCTTGCTTATCTTTTAACCCATCTTTGGTTTTGAAGTCAACAAATATTCCTGATTTAGAATACAAATCTATCTTACCGCCGTAACCGTTAGTAGAACAAAATGAGTCTTCTGCTATCCAAGTTTCATCAGGAAATTCTTTGTCTAAATAATCCTTAATAACTTTGTAAGCTTTAGTTTTTGTGCCGCCCATGAATCCTTGCTCGATCATAGCGTGAATAATTGTACCACGTTCTGCAGCTTTGCGTCCTATCTCTTTTGAGTCTTGCTTACACCTGTATGTAAACTGCTCTAAAGTTTCGCCTGGGTTTTGTTTCAAAGTAATAGCGGAGTTCAATGCTTGATTGATCTTCCAGTTTTCGAGAGATGGCTTTGCAGCCATCCCTATTATTGTGGTAACAGATGGAACATATCCATGCTTTCTAGCATCTCTAAGTGTAGTGTTTCTTTCGACACCATTCAAACCTACTATAGTATATGTAGGTGCGCCTTCACTGTCATACCAGTGTCCTGCCTCACTAAGTTGCTCCATTAAACAGCAGCACCCTCTACGTCAACAAACTCAGCTACTAAATCTGCGTCGTCATCCATAGTTTGTTTGTTATTTTCTTCCCATTTAGTTAAGACAAAGTTATTAGACCATTCAATCCAATCTAAGAAAGACTGAAATGTCTTACTATCTTCTTCTACTAAGTCCACTTTATCCTTTACTGCAAATGTCATCGTAGCAAAGGTTGCACCAGTAGGCATTGAATGAGACTCCGCCCCTAACTCAATGGCATAAGCAATGGGTAGAACACCCTTCTTAGATAAAGCCCTGACGGTTGCATCTAATTCTTTAATGCTCGTGTTGTTCTTAATGTCTAATATGAATGGTATCTCTCTATCATATCCTTCAATAGATTCACCATTACTATTCATAGCTCCTCCATTTATCTTAATTGCACCAAACAAAACCTTAGTACGTCTAACGACGCGCATTATATCTTTTGTTTCTTGTGGTACACTTTCCCAATCAGTTACAAACCCTGATGGTCTACCTATATTAAATGTACCGCGTGTATCTTTTAAGTCTGACTTCAGATCATTAGCTAATACTGTTCTGTCCATCTTATTATTCTCAGCATCCCACTTCGTATATTGTACACGCTGTGCGAATATTCTTATGGACGGATTAGCTACATAAATTGTGTCATCCTCTATCTTTAGAGCATATGTGCCGACAGGTAATACTTCTGTCTTCATCTTCTTTCCTGCTACATCTACTTCGCCCATCTGAGCAGAGTGAAGTATGCTTAGTCTAGCTAAGTTAGATGTCTTATTTGTGCTAGGAGTAGACGTACTAACTCCCATCATCTCAGCCATTGAACGGCCTGAGTTATCGTTTACTGTAAGTTCCGTATTCATTATATATACCTTTTAATTTTTATGTGGTGAAAAGAGTTATAGTTATACTCTCAAACGTCGTTTGTGTCAAGCCAATTAGAACCTATTTTTGCTTCTAATAACATAGGTACATTCATTTTTACATCATAAGCCTCCTCGATAATTAAATCTAAGTCATTGTTCATATCAGTTATAATTTGTATAACATAATCTTTCTCATTAGGGTGGACATCAATCACCGTCGAGTCATGTACTGTATTAACTAAGCACGACTTCAGTGGCTTCAATCTCTCATCTAATTCTAGTAAAACTACAGGTACAATATCACCCGTAGCAAAACCCTGTACTGGGTAGTTCTTAATCATGGTGAAGTGTGATGGCTGTCCATTCACTCTTCGCTCTACATCAGGGAACGCATACTGCCGACCTGATGGTGTCGTTATCTTTCTATGGCGCAATGCTTCATCACCTAGCTTCTTGTGCCATTTGGCTATGCCTTTATATTTCTCATTGAAGTGTTTGTAGTATGCGGCTTCAGCTTTACTTCTGCCATACCCACTCGCCCCAAACAACGGCGCAAACGTATGGCCTTTCGCCACTTGTCGTGACGTTTCTTGTCCTGCATCAGTTATAACTTTAGCTGTGTAACTATGCACGTCAAACCCTGTAGCTATCTCATTCATAGCAACCTTATCCTGGGACAAGTATGCGGCAACTCTGAACTCTAACTGTGCAAAGTCTGCCTCTAATATATGACCGCCCTGCCATCGAGATACAAATACACGCTTAACTGGGAACGTACCACCACGAGGCATGTTCTGCATGTTGGGGTTACGTCCACTAAAACGCCCTGTTGCAGTGATATGTTGCGTTAAACCTACATGAAGGAAACCATCCTCTTTTGTGTAGTTACTTATACCATCAACAAACGAAGATAGATATGTCGATACAGCACTCAGTCTCTTTATATCTTCTAAGAACTGTATTGCTTTATCCATGCGTTTTGTTTTAGCTGTAGCTATCAGTATATCTAAGTTGCCTTTACTTGTACTAAAACCATTAGCACTTACCCATGTTTTGTTTGGTGGGTTAAATCCTAGCCCTGCTAGTTTGGTAGTCTCTTTAAGTTGATAGCCGCGTGCTAAACAATCAGGACACTTGTTAGCTTTCTTAAAGTTTGTGCCATCCTTTTTCTTTTTGTAGCGACTGCCTTCACCATTACACGTCGGGCAACTAAACGCCGTTGTCTTTCGTAATAGTTTACTGTTGGCGGCGACTGCATCCCTAAACTCAGGTAAGTTGCTCGTAAAGTCAAACAACTCCACCCATTCTTTTTTGTCTATGACTTGTCTACTGAAGATAACCTGTGACACTTGCTCAGGACTGTTTAGATTGACAGGGGTATCTCCCATCAAATCTCGTATCTGTTTGAACAGGCGTTGCTCTATGTTAGTCTTCTCTTCTTCAAACTCTTTTCTTACTTCTCGAAGGGCGAGTCTATCCACTCTGAACCCTGACATATACATTCGGGTGAGGGTTTTACAGACTTTGCAGGTAATGGCTCGAACTCTATCCATTCCGTTGGAGCAGCTTTTGGCGTACCCTTCGGTATCAATAGCATGGAACAACTCTGTAGTAGTGTCGATGTCACAACCAAGATAGTAACTAAGTTCATCAAGCGGTATTTCATTTGTGTTGTATCCTTCTTTAAAATATTTCTTTAATGTATCGTCCTTCTGAAAGTTTAAGTTCCGTCGTTCAGCACAAGCCAACAGACTCAGCGGCTGTTTCTGTCCTCGCTGTAATATGTATTCAGCTAACATCGTGTCATA